CACCCCCCAACTTCTACGCCGTAGCCCGGTACCGGCTGCGCTCAATCCCTCAGTGAGGAGATCACCATGGCAGTTCTCAGCCTTCAGTCGATCACCGCGGCTGGTCTGGCCGCGACCTACTCGACGGCCGCGGCGGGCGGCGACAAGATCCCGCTCGGCGCGTCCAACATCTTCCTGCACGTGAAGAACGGCGGGGCCAGCCCGGTCACCGTCACCATCACGACGCAGTCCAACCAGGTCAAGGGGCTGACGTTGCCCGATCGGATCGTGACCGTCGCGAACGCGACCGACAAGTTCATCGGCCCGATCGACTCCAGCCTGCACGCGGACATCAACCAGCAGGCGTCGGTGGGCTACTCCGCCGTCACGTCGGTGACCGTCGCCGCGCTGCGCATCTGACCCTGCCCGCCCCCAGTCTTGCCCCGCCCCGCTGACCGGGGCTTTTTTCATGCCCCCGAGGAGGGTTCATGTCTGACCTGATCAGCGATGGCAACACGAAGGTCGCGTTCGCGACCAGCATCGCGAACCTGAGCGCACCGACAGTCGCGGAGCTGACCGCCGCGAACGACTGGACGACCCGGCTGACACCGGACGGCCTCAAGGCGGACCCGGCGACGGCGGACGTCGACACGTCGTCGCTGGCCAGCACGTTCACCACCAACCAGCCCGGCCGCCGCTCCTACACGGTCGAGCTCACGTTCAAGCGGGGCTCGACCCCGACCGAGGACCAGCCGTACACCACGCTGACGTATGGCGCGACTGGCTTCGTCATCGTGCGCCGCGGCGTGGCCTACGCGACGGCGTTCGCCACCGGCGACAAGGTCGAGGTGTACCCCGTCGCGGCGGGCGAGGCGCAGAACATCGCCCCGGCGGCCAACGAGGTCTCGAAGTTCATGGCGCCGCTGAAGGTCACGTCGGACCCGGCGACGCGGGCTGTCGTCGCCTGATGCCGGACATCTCGGAGCTTCTGGCAGGGGCGTCGCCTCGCGAGGTCACCGTTCCGGTGTGCCTCGCGGGCGACGCGGGCGCCGAGTTGGAAGCGTTGGAGGCGGAGCTGGGACAGCTGGGGGAGTGGCAGCCGACGTCGCTCGGTGAGACGAACCCGGCGTTCGAACTCCAGGAGCGCATCGCCGCGGCCCGGGAGCGGGTACGGGAGGCAGCGGTCGAGTTCCGGTTTCGGGCTCTCGGGCACCGCGCCTACAGCAACCTGATCGCCGTCCACCCGGCGCCGGAAGGCTCCACGGAGCCCTACGACGCGGGGACGTTCCTGCCCGCGGTTCTCGCTGCCTGCTGTGTCGAGCCGTCTCTGACGCCGGCGCAGGTCGACAGGCTGCTGGACGTAGTCAACGACGGCACCGCCAGGATCCTGTTCGCGACGGCGCTTGCGGTGAACGAGGAGCCGTCGCCGATCCCTTTCTCGTAGCCCGCCTGCGGGACCACCGCCTCCCGTACCGGCGGGAAGTGGAGGCGGCGCGGGCGTGGGGTATCCCGCGCAGCATCCTCCTTGGCCGCCCGCAGCCCGCCCCTGGTGAGCCGTTGTGGCTGCCGGAGGACCGCTGGTGGGCGATGGCTCTCATGGAGGCCGAGTCCGGGCTGTGCGGGGACTGCGGGCATCCGCTGGCGGAGACAACGCACGCGGACAACGAGTACGCCTACGACGCGTCGATCACCAAATGCCACGCCTGCCTGGCCGGCGCCCGGCGGGTGGCGGCACACCAGGAGGACGGCGGCAAGACCGACGGCCTGAAGGTCAGCGTGTTCCGGAGGGAGTCGTAATGGCAGGCGTCGACGTAATCGGGCTCACCGTCGTGGTGGACGACCTGGGCACCTTCGCTGAGCGGCTGCGGGTGAACGCGGCGAAGGCCGTGAAGGTCACCAGCCTGAAGGTCAAGCGGGACGCGCAGTCGCGCGCCTCCGGTCACCCTCGGTGGGTTCACTATCCGCGCACCATCACCTACGACGTCAAGGTCACCGCGGAAGGCGTCGAAGGGGAGATCGGCCCGGACAAGTCCCTGAAGGGGCAGGCGCCTTACGGGGCGATCATCGAATTCGGGACGAGCGTTACCGCCCCCATTCCACACCTCGGCCCCGCGCTCGACGCGAACGCCGAAGACCTGGTCGCCGGTATTGAGATAGCCGTTCACCAGGCCATGTAACAGCACGTCAAGGACAGGGAACCCATGACCACTACGAGCAGGAAGCCGCCCGCCCGTCGGGCCGCGAAGCCCCCGACGACATTCGCCGACATCCGCGCGAAGATCCAGCGCCCCCGGCACATCGTCGACCTGGTGCTGGACGCCGAAGCATCTGCCGAGATCGACAACCTCGAACGGCTACTCGAGCGCGCACAGCGCCACGACGACGCCAACGGCACAGAGACCGCCCGGGACGTTGCCAAGCACCTCCAGGAGGTCGAGGCGAAGGCCGAAGCGTCGCGGGTGCGGTTCACCCTCGAGGCCATCACGCACCGCGCCTATCAGAAGCTTCGGGCGGACCATCCGCCGACAAAGGAGCAGATCGAGGCGGCGGCGGCCCGCGGCGGCAGCGAGGAACCGGCGTTCGACGCGGACGCCTTCGCCCCCGCGCTCGTCGAGGCCCAGCTGATCGAGCCGAAGCCGACCGATCCCGAGGAGTTCGCCGCGTTCTGGGACGACCTCTCCGACGGCCAACTCGGGCAGCTGTGGGGCGCCGCCATCAGCATCCAGTTCCAGACCGGCGAGCTTGGCCCGCCCTCACAAGCCGCCGCCGACATTCTCCGCTCGTTCGGGATGGCCACCGGCTGACCTGCCTCAATGCGCGACAACTGAATGGGGGGCTGCTGTGGCCGACCGTACCGTGCGCGTCCGCGTCATCGCCGAGATGCCGGGCTTTGGCACCGTCGTGCGCACCGGCACTGGCGAACTGCTGGCCCTCGGGGAAGCCTCCCTTGTGGCCGGGCGTGGGATTCGCGCCCTCGGCGCGGATGGGGCGGTGGCCCGCACCGGTCTCATGGCCATGGGCGCGGGTGCACGTGGTGGAGCGGCGGGAGTCCGGGAGGGGGAGGCTGCGGCTTTGGCCGCGGGCCGTGGCGCGCGCACCCTGCGCAACGAGGCGGCTCTCACCTCACCCGCGTTCGGGCGGATGGGCGCTGCGGCGCGCGCCGGCATGGGCTCGGTCCGGTCCGGTGTCGAATCGGTCCTCGGCCCCGTGAAGCACCTGGGCGCCCTGCTGGCCGGCGGGGCGATTATCTTCGGCCTGCACGACATCGTCCACTCGGGCAACGAATATACCGACGCGATGAACAAATTCCTCGAGGTCACGCGCGCCTCGGGGGCACAGATGGCGGCCGCCGGCCGGGAGGCGCAGGCGCTGGGCGCGGACATGAAGCTGCCGTCCGCGAACGCCGCCGAGGCTGCGGACGCGATGGTCGAACTGTCGAAGGCGGGCCTGTCGGCGCAGGACGCGATCCGGGCCGCCCGGGGCACGATCCAGCTGTCGGCCGCTGCTCGAACCGACGTCGCAACCGCGGCGAAGATCGAGGGCGACATCATGGACCAGTTCGCCCTCAAGTCCACTGAGGCCACGCACGTCGCGGACGTCCTCGCGAACACGTCCAACAGCGCCTCGGGCGAGCTGATGGACATCTACTACGCCATGAAATACGTGGGCCCCATCGCCCACACCATGGGTGTCTCCATCAAGGACACCGCGACCGCGGTCGGCCTGCTCGGCAAGAGCGGCATCATCGGTGAAACCGCTGGTACGGCCCTCCGGTCTGCGCTGGTCAACATGGCCAAGCCGACGAAACTGGCCCAGAAGGGCCTGCATGAACTCGGCATCGAGGCGTTCGACAGCAAGGGCAACTTCAAGGGCCTCCAGTACGTCATCACGCAACTTGGTGACGCCTCTCACCACCTGACCACGCAGCAGTTCACGGCCGCCGCGGCGATGGCGTTCGGCAAGCCCGCTCTCGCGGGCATGGTGGCGCTCGCCCACCAGGGCGGGACCGCGTTCGAGCAGTTCGGCGTCCAGGTGGGCCGCGTGGGCGGCGCCGAGGCGCTGGCGGCCGCGGAGTCGAAGGGGCTCGGCGGCGCGATGCGCGGCTTGGGTAAGCAGATCTCGAGCGCCTTCCTGCAGATCTATCTGGGAATCGCGCCGGGCCTGGAGAAGGTCACCCGCTCGATGACGAAGGGCGTCTCGGACGCCATCCCGTACATCAAATCGGGGATCCGTATCGCCGGTGACCTGTGGGACATCTACGGGCCTTCCGTCGAGGCGAAACTCCATGCCGCGGCCGGCGGTATCGGGCGGGCGGCATCGAGTCTTGCCGCCCCGCTGAAAACGGCGATCGCATCAGCGGCGGTCGCTTCTGTGCCGCTGGTCATCACCTCCATCCATTCCCTCGGTCAGGCCTTCGACAACGCGGGGGCGGCCGCGCAGCCTCTGCTCGGCGGCCTGCACGACATGTTTTCGTCCGTCTCTTCGGGGGCGGGTGCCCTTGGCGTGCTCACGGGCCGCCTCCAGGTCGGCGTGGGCCTCCTCGGCAACATGACCGGGATCCTGCGGCCTATCGGAGCGATCATCGGAGGCGTCGCGCACGCTTTCGCCGGGCTTCCCGGCCCGATCCAGCTGTCCGTACTGGCCATGCTCGCGATGCGCCCGTTCCGCGGCCAGATCCAGGGCCTGCAGAACGCCGTCGTCGGCTACGGCCGCGCGGGCGTCAACGCCTTCCGCGGCATCGGCGACGCCTCCCTGTACCAGCGGGTGCAGGCAGCGAACGCAGGCGTCACCCTCGGCCGGTTCGGCGGCGTCATGGCCGAGCTGGAGCGCCGCTCCCCGACGATCGCCGCAATGGGCAACTCGTTCCGCAGCACGTCCACCTCCATTCAGGAGGCGGGCGGGCGCCTGGTCGGCTTCCGGTCGGCAGCCGGCGGCGCGATGGCCGCCATCGGCACGGGTGCCGGCCGGGGCCTGATGGGCGCGGCACGTGGCCTGTACGGCTTCCTCGGCGGGCCGTGGGGTGTCGCGATCGGCGCCGCCATGATCGGCCTGGACCTGCTCGCCCGGAAGCAGCAGGAGGCCGCGGCCGCTGCGGCAGCCCACCAGCAGCGGATCTCCAGCCTCACGCAGGCGCTGCAGCAGTCCGCCGGTGTGGCGGACGGCAGCGTTCGTGCTGCCGCCGTGCAGACCCTGGCGGACACAAAGCTGAAGGACGGCAAGACGGCTCTGCTGGACGTCATGCAGTCCGCCCACATCGGCACGACCCAGCTCACGGACGCCTACCTCGGCCAGGGCACTTCGCTCGACGGCCTGCGCAAGCGGCTCTCTGCCGCCGCCGAGGAGAACTCGAAAATGGTTCTCGCCGGGCGGTCCGCGGAGAAGGTCTACACGCCGCAGGGGCTCGCCTACAAGAAGGCCGCGAACGCCCTCGGGTCCCTCAGCGGCGAGTTTGAGACGGCCCGGAAGCGACAGAAGGATCTCGCCGACGCCACCAAGGGCTCCGGGGCCGCCGCCCTGGACGCCACCGACCCGACGGGGCGTCTCCAGAACGCCATCAAGACGCTCGGCGACTCGGCATCCGACGCGGACACCAAGGCCCGCGCCCTGCACACCGCCCTGGACCTGCTGTCGGGCGGCGAACTGGACGTGCAGGCGGCGGTCGCCAACCAGAACCAGGCGCTGCTCGACCTCAACAACAGCTACAAGGACGGCACCGATCACGCGAAGGGCTACGGCAAAGCGCTCCTTCAAGTCGACGGCAGCCTGAACACGACCAGCGAGAACGGTCAGAGCCTGTGGACCAAGCTGCAGGGCCTCAACGAGCAGACGGCGTCCGCAGCGCAGGCCACCTACGATTTCGCGCGCGCCAACAGCACTGGCGTGGTCCCGGCCTTGCAGCAGGCCGAGGCGCGCATGGAGTCGTCGTGGAAGGCTGCGGTCACGGCCGGGCAGAAGTTCGGCCTCACCGCTGACCAGGCCAAGATCCTGGCCATGCAGATGGGGTTCATTCCGTCGTCGCTGGCCATCACCATGTCGACGCCGGGCCTGTCGGACACCCAGAAGCAGCTGCTGTACGTGCAGGGCCTCGCCGGTCACATGCCGAAGGGCTCCACGATCCGGGTGTCGGCGCTGACTGCCGACGCCAAGAAGGACATCGAGAGCGTCGGGTTCAAGGTCAAGACGCTTCCGGGTGGCAGGCAGATGGAGATCACCGCCCCGACGGGCAAGGCGGCTGCCGCCCTGGACGCGCTGATTGCCAAGAGGCTGCCCAGCAAGACGGTGGGCGTCAACGCCCTCACGGCATCGGCGATCGCGGAACTGAACAGGGTGCAGGCGAAAGTCCGCTCCACCAAGGGCAAGTCCATCACGGTCAGCGCCCTGACCGGGGCCGCCCAGAGCGCCCTGCGCACCCTCGGTTTCAAGGTGCAGACGCTCCCGAACCATCAGATCCGGGTGACCCTCCCGACCGGGGGCGCGGCTGCGGCTGCGAACGCCATCCAGGGTTACGTCAACAACCTCCACGGCAAGACTGTCGCGATCAACGTCGTGACCACGCACACGGATCACGGCACCGTCGCCCATGAGGGCGGCAAGTATGCGCGCGGCGGTCTCATTCGGGGGTACGCGGACGGCGGTGCCATCCAGTACATGCCGTTCGGCGGCCGGGTCGTAGGCCCCGGCACGGGTACCTCGGACAGCATCCCGGCGCTCGTCTCCAACGGCGAGTACGTGATCAAGGCCGACGCCGTCCGCAAGTACGGCACCCACATGTTCGACCGCCTCAACGCCAAGCGGTTCGCGGGCGGAGGGCTCGCCGGCTTCACCTACACGCCGACCGGGCAGGCGGTGCTGGGTGGCCCGTCGGATCCGAAGACGCGCTACGACAAGGCCGTCGACGACCTGAAGGCGGCATGGGACAAGCTCAACTCGGCGCTGACGGACGCGAAGAAGAAGGCCAACGATCTTGGCGACGCTGAGAAGAATTTGTCTCGGGTGCGTCACGGTCACCACACGGCGGCCCAACTGCGGGCTGCCGAGTCGCGGGTCGACAAGGCCCGGTCGGCGAAGAAGGCGTCCGACAAGGTGGTCTCGGCTGATCGTCAGGGCGTTTACAAGGCCGACGCCGCGCTCGGCGTCCGTAAGGGGGCGAAGGCCCCGTCCAGCTTCGACCTCAAGGCCTACGAGGCGCAGCTCAGCAAGAGCGTCGCGGCCACCGACAAGTGGCGCGGCAACCTCGCAAAGATCACCAAGCGTGGTGGCGTCGAGGTGGAATCCCTGCTCGAGGGAATGGGCGAGGACGGCTACGCCCTCGTCAACTCGCTGGCCAGCGCGAGCGACAAGCAGTTCAAGTCGATCGTCGCCAAGCTGCAGAAGACCGGCGACGTTGCCAAAGCCACACTCGCCGACTTCACCAAGCAGCTTGGTGCGGCGACCACGGAGAACCAGCAGTTCGCCAAAGATCTCCAGACGTTGGCCGCGGAGGGCTTCGGCGACCTGGCCCAGGCCCTCGCGGCGCAGGGCGACTCCAACGCGCAGGCCGTCGCCCACCAGGCCGTGGGCAGCAAGACGCAGGCAGCCTCCGCCAACGCCGCTGTCGGCAAGGCGCAGGGCACCCTCACCGGCGACGATCTCACCAACTCGCTGATCCTTCTGTCCACACTGCGAGGCGGGACGGGCCGCGGCTACGCCGATCTCATCGCGGCGGGCCTCACCACGGACGTCATCAAGGCGCTGGTACCGAAGATGACCGGCGCGATCGGCTCCCTGCCCGCGCCGAACAAGGACACGTTCGTGCGGCAGTGGGTTTCGCAGGGCGGCAAGGCGATGGCGGTCGGCGGAATCCTCAGCAGGCCGACCGCGGTCCTCGCGGGCGAGGCAGGGCCGGAGGCGTTCATCCCGCTCACAGCCACCGCCCGCAGCCGGGCGCTGCTGGCGGCCTCCGCGGCGGCGCTCGGCTATCACCTGGTCCCGGCCAGCCGGTACGCCGGCAACGGCTACGGCACCCCTTGGGGCGGAGGACACGGCGACCGCGTCACGAACATCACCCTCAACGGCGCCAAGCAGACCTCAGCCGAACAGGCCGCCGACATCGCACGCCACATGACGTTCGTCGGCTGAGGAAGGGGGGGCGCGGTGCCATTCACGGCAGGGCAGGATCTCGGCGGACTCCGGGCCGACCTCGGCGCCATCCCGCTTGGCGGGGTGGACACGAACGGGGTCGCCTGGGCGTTGCAGTCCTTCGACGGCTGGGACAGTGCCGAGGTCCGATCCGAATACACCGAACGAGAAGCGGATCACGGGGCGTGGGCCAGCCCCGTCTACCTCGGCTCCCGACCGATCACGCTGGCTGGCACGGTCACCGCGCCGGACCGGGCAACCCTCGAGGACGCCCTGGAGCGGCTGCGGACTGCTGCCGCTCTGGGCGACACCACGCTGGTGGTGTACGAGCTGGCGGGGTCGAAACAGGCGACGGTGCGGCGCTCCGGCAAGCCACTGATGGCCTATGTCACGGACCGGATCGCGACTTACAGCGTGCTGGTGACGGCCGCCGACCCGCGACGGTACGAGGCCACCCAGCAGTCGGGGCAGACCGCGCTGCCGTCGACCACGGGCGGCCTGGTCCTGCCGGCGGCGATGCCGTGGACGATCAGCGCGACCACGGTGTCCGGGCAGATCACTGCCACCAACCGCGGCACCATCGCCACACGCCCCCAGTTCACCATCGCGGGGCCGGTACAGCAGCCGCAGGTCGCGGTGCTGTATGAGGACGGCACCGTGCGGACCCTGGCCTACTCCGACACTCTCGGCACGGGTGACGTCCTGACGGTCGACACGGACGCGCACACGGTGATGCTCGGCGCCGCGTCCAGGCGCCGCTACCTGTCCGGCCAGTGGCCCGAGATCCCCCCGGGCAAAACCGTGACCATCAGCTTCACGGCTGCCGCCTACAACGCGACTGCGAGCTTGACCGCCCTGTGGCGGTCGGCCTGGCTGTGAGGAGACTGACGTGCCGACCAACCCGACCTGGCAGAACACGATCACGTATGCCGGATCCGATCTGCGGCGGGCCGACATGGCGACCGTCATGGGCGACGGAACGGCGCTCGGCGGGCGCTCCGGCATACGTCCGGGCGATCCCGGACTGACGGTCACTCTGACCGGCGGTACCACGATCAACGTGGCTGCGGGCGTCGCCTCCCTGTACCGCTCGGGCCAGGGGCTGTACCGCGGGTTCCTGGCGTCCGCGACGGTGGTGGGCACGCTGAACGCCGCGCACGCCTCCTTCACCCGCATCGACCTCGTCTATCTGCGGGTGTGGGACACGGACGTCGACTCCTCCGGTCTGCGCAAGGCGGACGCCGTCTACCTCGCGGGGACTGCGTCCGCGTCCCCGGTGGCCCCGACACCGGGCGCCTCGGAGATTTACATCCCGCTCGCCCAGGTCACCGTGCCTCCGTCCGGAGGCGGGGCGGCCTCCGTCCAGGACGCCCGTCCGGTCACGACGGCCCCCGGCGGGATCCTGCCCGCCGCCACCGCACCGGCCACGCCATACGTCGGCGAGTACTGGGACGACGGCACCCAGCTGCGGCGCTGGAACGGCAGTGCGTGGGAGACCTACGGGCCGGTGACCACCTGGACCCCCTACACCCCGGTCTGGAGCGGCCTCTCCGCCCTCGGCTCATCGACCGTCCGGGGCCGCTACTGGAAGACCGGCACCCGGTGCGAGGCGGTCGCGATGCTCGCTTGGGGCACCGGCAGCAGCCTCGGCACCGGCACCATCACCGTCTCCCTTCCGTTCACCGCAGCCACCTTCGGCACTGATCCCTTCGGCTGGCACGGCGAAGGGAAATTCCGCGAGAGCGCTTCCGGCCTGTGGCACCCGATGCACTGCAACGTTGAGGCGGGCGGCACCATCATGACCGTCAACGCGCACCGGCAGACCGACATCGGCCTCGTCTCCCCGGGCTCCCTCGGTTACACCTGGAGCGGCGCCAACGGCTACATCCGCGCCCACGTCGTATTCGAGACCGTATGAGCGCGGTCGAACTCGCCTGGCTGGCCTGCGACCTGAAGTCCGGCCGGATCGCTGAAGAGCTGCGCTCGCTCGCGCCGTCCGGGGCGATCGAAAGCAGGCTCAGCCTCTCCAGCACCGCACAGCTCGATCTGACTCTGGCTGGGGCGCCGGCGGAGTGGGAGGCGGCTACCGATCCGGGACGCACGCTGCTGGTCGCCGTCGACACCTACACCAGTCAGCCGATCTGGTCGGGGCTCGTCCTCACCCGCACGGGCGGCTCCGACCCTGTCGTGCAGCTCGGCGCCGCCACCCCGGAGGCCTACCTCGACCGCCGCTACACCGGCACCTACAACGGCATCGCGCGCGACCAGGCCCTCATCATGGGCGACCTCGTCACCGCAGTCCTCACCGACGCCCCGCCGTTCGTCGTGGACGCCCCCGCAGGAAGCGCGGCAATCGTCTACCAGCTGCTGGACGGCGACGACCGCACCGTCCTGTCCGCCCTCCAGGAACTGGCGGGCATGGAGGGCGCCCCGGAGTGGACAGTCGACACGGTGTGGGTGGACGCCGCACAGACCGCCGTCCAGCTCGTATTGAGGGTCCGCCCGACCATCGGCGTCCAGTCCCCCAACCCCGAGGCCGTGTTCGACCTGCCCGGCTGCATCTCCACCTACAGCCTCGCCGAGTCATACGAGTCCGGGCGCGGCGCGACCGCCGTGCGGGCCTGGGGCGACGGGGAGGGCTCGGCCCGGCTGAAGGGCGTCGACCAGACCGACATCGGCCTCATCACGGCCGGATGGTGCCGGTGGGAGAACCGCTATACCCCCAGCAGCGGGCTGACCGATCCCGACCAGCTCACCGCCCACGCCGTCCAGGCCCTCGCCCAACAGCGCACCGGCACCCGCACCTGGACGGTGGACGCCGTCGCTTCAAGGGCCCCGCGCCTCGGCCGGGACTGGGGGCTCGGGGACAGCGTCCACGTCCAGATCGGCTACTCCCCCCGCCACCCCCGGGGAGCGGAGACCGTGTCCCGCGCCTACGCCTGGCGTCTCGACCCGGCCGCCGACCGGATCACCCCCGTACTGGTGGAGGGGGACTGACGTGCCGTTGCCCGCCGAGAACCTGCCCGGCAACCCCCGCGCCCTGTGGGAGACGATCCGCGCACTCCAGCGCGCGGTCAAGGAGCTGAGAGCCTCCCGGAGCCTGGAGCACGCCTCCCTCTCGTCCGGGGCTCTCTCCGCCCTCGGCTCAGGCGGCCAGACACTCCAGCTCGTCCCCGCCAGCCCCACCGGCATCACCCTGCCGGACAGCTCGGTCATCTACCCGCCCGCGGTCGCCCTGCTGTCCGCCGTCGCGGACATCGCCGCAGGCGTGCTCACCACCTACCGCAAACCCACCGTGGCCGGGAGCGTGCCGGTCGCGGTGCTGCTCTCCCCGCAGGCCGGGCCCAGCACTGCGGGGCTGACGCTGCAGGGCGGCGAGGAGGGCGGCGAGACCGCAGTCGCGACGCTTGCCGCGGCCGGAGCGAGCCTGGCGCTGACGCCGACCGGCCTCACCGTGACCCTCGCGTCCGGTGTCGCCGTCACCGTGAGCGCGGCCGGGATCGGAGCCACTGGCACCACCACGACGCCCGGCTGGGCCGAGGACACCACCGGCAGCACTAACACCAGCACCACCTACGCCGACGCGGCAGGCGGCGCTTTCTCCGCCACCTGCATCGTGCCCCCGACCGGGCGCGTCCTCGTCGACATCCGCTGCACACAGCGCGCCCCGGCCGGCCTCAACGCCCACACGTCCTGGCGCGCGACCGGCAGCGTCAGCGGCACCCAGTACACGGAGAACGACACCGCCGCGCTGGTCGTCAACGGCGCCAACAACATCAGCCTCAGCCTGCGGCACCGGCTGACCGGGCTGACCCCCGGCGAGACCCTCACCGTCACCACGAAGCACCGGATGAACGCCGCGGGCACGCAGACGATCGCCTACCGGTCGATCCTCCTCGAACCCTCCCTCACCTGACCTGTCTCTCTGTCGCCTGACGAAAGGAGGTCAGGCGTGCCCCTGCGCATACGCATTCGCGGCGTCCTGGCCGCTCTCATCCTCAGCACCGCCGCACTGCTCGGCGCGGGCAGCACACCGGCCGCGTCCGACCCCGCGTCCAGCACCACGGCTGGCCCGGTCGCCATCGACGGCCTCGACCTGCACGACGGCATGGCGTACAAGGACAGCGGCACCTACTACATGGTCGGCTCCATGTACGGCTGCGGCTACCAGTGGTACGTCCCCAGCCCCTGGTGCGGGTTCGGCGTGTCCACCGCTCCGTCACTGGAAGGACCCTGGTCCTCCCCCCAACTGCTGTTCCCGGTCAACGAGGTGGATCCCTACAGCGGGAAGACCTTCGCCGCCGAGTGCGCCACGGTGAACGGCCACGGCTGCTTCAACCCGCGCCTGGCCGTCAGGCCCGACGGGGTGTGGGTCCTCTGGTTCAACATGCCCGACGCCCGCACATCTACCTCAACGTCCGCGTACTGGATCATGGGCTGCAACGGCCCTGCGGGTCCATGCGGGACGTCCGCCGGGGCGCCGAACGGCTCAACCCACAAGCCGGCACTCCATCAATGCGCGGGCAACAATGGCGACTTCGCCCTCGTGCCCGACAGTACGGGCGGCGCGGCGATCATCTGTAGCTATGGGGGCACCCTCGCTATCGAGCAGCTCGACAAGTGGTGGGCCAACGGCAACGGCACCGGGAGCAACGGGCTGGCCGGGCTCGCCGACGTCGAGGGCGTCGGAGCCTGGCAGGACCCCACGTCCGGGACGTGGGTGATGACCTACGCCGAGAAGTGCGGCTACTGCACCGGCACACCGACCGGCTACGCCACCGCCCCCTCCCTGACGGGCCCGTGGACCGCACCCGGCAACCTTGGCTGGTCCGCACCGGCGGGCGGGCGCCGCGACATCAGCCTCGGGTGCGGCGGCCAGGCCCGGACCGTGAGCGTGGTGGACGGCGTCCCGTACCAGGGCACTGACCTGTGGCAGGGCACCCGCAACGAGGCCGCCGCCGACGTGCTGCTGTCCCCGCTCACCTACACGCCGACCGCAGGGACGCCCGGCGACGGACACCGCTGGATCCCCCCAGCCAGCTACCCCTGCAACTAACCGACATCCTCACCGCCCCTCGGCCGCCCGGCCTGGGGGCTTTCGTATGCCCCCTTCGCCCTCTCGGAGCCCTCGTTGACCGTGATCGTCACCCGCCACATCGAAGAACACCCCAGCGACACCGGCGGCAGGCTCGGCCGGCACGTCGAGCACGACGAACGCTCGCGCGCCTACGCCCTGTCCGAGGACCTCCTCAGCACCGGCTACACCTCCGCCTTTCATACGGTGAACGCGCCCGTCCTCGACCAGGCCAACGTCGGCGCCTGCGTCGGCTTCGGCACCGAGGCCTGCACGTCCGCCGACCCGTTCTACGCGGCGATCCCCACCACGGCGGCCGCCCGACCCACCGGCGATGTCGACACCGACAACCAGCAGGGCTACGGCCTGTACTCGGTGGCCACGCATCTGGACAACATCAAGGGCTCATGGAAGCCGGACGACACCGGATCGGTCGGACTGGCCGGGGCCAAGGCCGCGCAGAAGGCCGGGCTCATCTCCGGCTACCAGCACGCCCTCTCCCTGGATGCCGCCCTCAAGGGGCTCGGCTCGCTGCCGTGCATCACCGGCGTCAACTGGTACGAGGGATTCGACAACCCGGACGCCAGCGGCCGCGTGAAGATCTCCGGCTCGGTCCGCGGGGGTCACGAGTTCTGCGTGTACGGCATCGACGCCGTCAACAAGCTCGTCTGGGCCCGCAACTCCTGGACCGCCGGCTGGGGCCTGAACGGCACGTTCTGCTTCTCCTTCGACGACTGGGGACGTCTCCTCGACGAGCAGGGCGACGTCACGTTCTTCGTGCCGCTCAGCTCCCCGGCGCCCACCCCGACACCAACGCCCACCCCCACGCCCGCCTCGGTCGACGCCGCCATGGCCAAGGCCGCCCACGCGTGGCTCACCGCAAAGGGACTCTGACATGGCAACTTCCGATTGGCGCCGCCTCGTCGACCACGTGATGGCCGTACCTGAGCGGATCTATGAGACGTGGAACTCCATCGTCGGCTGGGACAACCACACGATCTTCGGCAAGGAGTACGGCTGGGACGGCGTCGCCTGGTGCGCCATCTTCGACTGGGACATGTACCACGACATCGGCCTCGACGCGGTCGTCCCGAAAACCGCCTCCGTGTCCGGCATGGCAGCCTTCGCCCGGCAGCACGGCCAGTGGTCGCAGTACCCCAGCGTGGGTGCGTGGGTCGACTTCGGCAGCGGCTCCCACACCGAGCTGGTGGTCGGCTTCGACGCCGACAACGTGTACACCAAGGGCGGCAACAGCATCCAGGCTGGCGCGTCCGACAACGGGCAGGGCAACGGCGTCTGGCACCACGAGCACGCCCGCCGCAGCGACTACGTCACCGGTTACTTCGCCCCGCGGTTCCCTGACGGGCAGTGCCCGCCGACCGCCGACCCCACCGACCCGCGCGGCGGCAAGGCGGTCACCTCCTGGCGCTGGTCGCCGCAGCTGACCGTCCCGCCGTTCCCCGGCCGAGACAAGTTCAAGCTCGGCGCCACCGACGACTCTGCGCTGCAGCTCCAGACGTGGCTCCAGCGCGGCGGCTGGGGACCGGCATACCGCGTCGGCCCGTCCCGGACCATGACGCAGCTCGACCTGGACAAGGTCAAGGCCCTCCAACAGCACTACCTCACCGACCTCGGCCCCGCCGACGGGCTCACCGGCCCCAAGACGTGGCTGTACGCGTGGCAGGTCGCCAACGGCCTCCGCAAGAAGTAGCCCCACCCACCCCGCTGACATCCGCCAGCAGAGAAGAAACGGTCTCTCCCATGCCTTCCATCAAGATCTTCGGGCGTGAGCCCGCCGCGGTCCTGGCGTTCGTCAGCATTCTGGTGAAACTCGGGTCCGCCTACGTGTTCCACGCCACCGTGAACCAGCAGGCCACCGTCAACACCGTCGCCGCGTGCGGCGTCGCCCTGTTCATCGCCGTCATGGCTCACGACTCGATCGGCGCGGCAGTCTTCAATCTGGCGCAGGCCCTCGTTGCCGCCGCGGTCGGCTTCGGCCTGAAGCTCGACGCCGACCACCAGGCCCTGTGGCTGTCGCTGGTCACCGTCGTGATCGGCCTGTGGAGTCGCACGCAGGTCACCGCTCCGGTGCCCGCGGCCGCACTGAAGAGTCCCAGCCCCGAGCCCGCGGCCTGACCCTGTTATCGACACCCCCCACCGGAGCAAGCCATGGCCGATGAGCCGTCTCTGGGCGAGCTGGGACGGCTCATCCAGCTCTTGAGAGGCGATGTCCGCGAGGACATGGCGTTGATCAACGCTCGTCTCGACAAGCTGGTGAGCGCTGACGTGTACGCCGCGGAAAAAGCGGCGATGGCGAAAGACATCAGCGACCTCGGGAAAGACCTGGAACAACTGGCCGCCAAGCACGACCGGGACGTGGCTGCCATTCAGGACCAGCGCTCCCAAGATGCCAACCGGGTCACGCAAACCCGCCGCTACATGGTCGCCTCGGTCATCGTCCCGATCATCGGGCTCGTCATCCCAGTCATCCTGTTCATGATGGGAGGGAAGTCTTGAATCCCCCGAGGCCTGGCAGCCGGGTGGAAGCACGCAAGCGACACCGGCGGGG